CAAAGAAAAGCCGCGCAGCGAAATTATAGATTCATGGTATGGCCGAGCTCAGGAGTTATTTACTGAGGCTATCCGCGAAGCCGTCAAGTCTGAGTTAGAAGCTATTGAACTTGAGATAGTAGTGGGAGAGAAAAATGAGCGATAACGACCTGATACTGGCAAGCCTGTCCTCCATTCACGCCAAGCTGGACTCGCTCCGGGATCTCTTGGAGCAGCTAATGGTAGCTCGGGGGTTTGGGATTCTAGTAAAGGATGTTGAGGTGTCAGATTGCCCTGGCCCTCCCCGCTACCGAGAAGTCCAGGATGGCACGGCGGGGCAATACGATGAATGAAGGCATTAGAGCGATCCTCCGTGCGATTGGGCTTGTTTATCTGTCAGTAGGCTTTATAGTCTGCACCTATACCATGATGCTACTGGCAGCGATGGCGTGGAGCTGGTTGTGTGGTAGGGGCTGGAATGATTGACGTAACCTGGTGGCTATTTTGGCGGCGTGACAACTGCCTGACTTTATGGCTCTACACCCGTATCTGGCGCAACAGGTGGTATCGGTATCGGGCGCGTCGGTTTGCGAAGGCGCTGCCAGCGCGTGCCCGCAGGGCGTTTAACATAATGCGCTCATGAAAATCATTGCGGTGATTGTCCTGGTCTTGACTGCGTATACGTCACACGACACGGGAATGAGAGGGGACGGCGTGACGGCCAGCGGTGAGCACGCTTCCAACGGGGTGGCTGCGTGTGGTCCAGAATATGAGTTCGGCACGGTGTTCGTGGCGCCCGCGCTTGGGCTAGAGGTGACCTGCCTGGATCGGGGAAGCGCCATCAGTGACGGCAACCTGGACATCTGGATGCAGGAGCGGGGCGACGCGCTTGAGTTCGGCGTTCAGCGGGCGACGGTTATTGTGGTACTGCCAGGAGAAATCAGAGATGAACACATGGCTGCTAGGCGTAGCCATCGGCCTTCTAGTAGGGCTATTGGTAGACGGGCTTTTTGACGTGTTCCTGGGGGAGGCATGACCTGGGAACAAGCGCGAGACGTGTTGGCCTGGGGAGCGGCGCTGTATCTGGTGGTGCTAGTGCTTGTCAACTTGTGGGCCATGCGGGACGATCGGGTGGATGATGATGACTGGTAACGGCATGGAGTTTAAGATTGCGACAACCTACGGCGGTGCGTTCGGTAGACTTGCTCGAATGCTCGGCCTCAGATGGAATCACATCATAATCGTTCAATTCTCTGACGGGCAACCTGTTACGACCTACGAGAGTAACACTCTCAGGGGCGTCCATCAGCATCCGTTCAGAGCGGACCCTGATCTGGCCTGGGAGCATCAGTGGTATGAAGCAGTTGAGCCGTTTACTGAAACAGAGGCGGTGTGCTTCGGATGGTACTGTGATGGGATGTGCGGTAAGGCGTATGCGCTGCATTATTGGCCGTTGTTGTTGTGGCGGGTGATCACGAACCTGCTGACAAAGCCGTCTCGGGCCTTGCTCGTGCCTGCGGAGACGTGCATCACGTTTGTCAATGAGGCATGTGCCGCTGTTGGGCGGCCCGTGACTGTGCATGGCTCGAGGGGGCTACCAGATGACATAATGAGTAGCCCGCATTGGGAGAGGGTGGGGGATGACCGACGCGAAGAGCATTGAGGGCATAGACGACCTGCAACCTGACAGCGAGAACGCAAACCTGGGCACTGAGCGCGGGCTGCGGATGCTCGACGACTCGCTGAGAGAAGACGGCGCGGGGAGATCCATCCTGGTTGACCGTGACGGGGTGATAGTGGCTGGAAATAAAACATTGGAGCGGGCTGCCGACATTGGCTTGCCCATTCGCGTTGTTCGCACTGACGGCTCGGAGCTTGTGGTTGTGCAGCGCACTGACCTGGACCTGGACGGCGAAGGTGATGACCAGGTGCGGGCGCGGCGGATGGCTTATCGGGACAATAGAAGCAGCGAAGTGTCGCTTAACTGGGATGTGGAGCAGTTACTCGCCGACGTGAACGCAGGAGTTGACCTGGGCGGGATGTTTCGCCAGGACGAGATTGACGAGCTGCTGGCGGAGGCTGCTTTACCTGAAGTCTGGCCTGAGTACGACGAAAGTATAGCCGATGAGGTTGAATACCTTGAATGTCCAGAGTGCGGGCATAAATTCCCGAAGTAGATACCTTGACATCCTAGAAGAAGCCTGGCAGCGGCAGCGGGGCGAGGACGGCGAGCTTGAGCCGAACCTGTGGTTTAGCAGATTCACGGACTATCGGCTCGCTGGCCCAAGTCGGTCACTATTAGGCTGTGTCAATCGAGAAAGAGTCACAAAAGGTCACAAAGAGTCAAACTTTACGCCAGGTTCATGGCGTGAGGCTTTTGAGCGATGGAACTGGAAAGCCCGCGTCGAAGCCTGGGACGAACACATCCGCCAGGAATCAGAGGCCGAATGGGAAGCTCGCCGCAAAGAGGTCAAAGAGCAGGAGTGGGCATCGGCGGGCAAGCTGCTTGAGCGCGTGGGGAAAATGCTCAAATTCCCGTTGTCCGAGGTGATCCAGGAGGACAAAGACGGCAAGGTGTTCAAAGTCCAGCCCGTGCGCTGGTCACAGAGTGACATAACCCGATTTCTGGAAGCGGCGTCGAAGCTGCGCAGGCTGGCGGCGGAGATGGAGACTGACAGGGCGGGGTTAGACCTGACCAGCAAGGGTGAGAAGATAGAATCCCTGAACACTATCACCGTCCGGGAATACATTCGCGATGACAAAAGCGATTGACTGGACGTTTGACCTACCTTTACAATCCGAAGAAGAGCTACGCTTGTTCGTGCGGAAAGCTTGGGGCGTAGAGATACCCAATATACAAGTTTGCCCCAATCACACTGCCCCCTGGCGGGCTTTCGCCGACGCCTATTTCGCCAAGGACTCTATGGCTGTCTGGAAGGCCAGCCGTGGTTTCGGTGGCAAGAGCTTCCTCCTCGCGGTCTTGGGACTGACCGAGGCCGTGACACTCGGCGCAGACGTGAATATCCTGGGCGGGTCTGGCGAACAGTCGGAGAACGTTCACAACTACATGCAGCAGTTATGGAGATGCGAGAGCGCCCCCCTCGCCTTTCTGCGGTCTGACCCTGCGCGGCGGCACACGAACCTGGCGGGCGGCAATCGTATCAAGGCGCTGATGGCATCACAGGCCAGCGTCAGGGGCCCTCACCCGCAAAGGCTACGGCTGGATGAAATTGATGAAATGGCCCTGGCGATCTTCGAGGCGGCGATGGGCCAGACTATGGAGAGCGACGGCGTGGCCGCCCAGACCATCGCCAGTAGCACCCACCAGCACGCCGATGGGACGATGACGGAGGTGCTAAGGCGAGCCGCTGAGAGGGGCTGGCCCATCTATGAATGGTGCTACAAAGAAACGATGCAGGGCTGGCTCAGTCCTACCGAGGTCGAGCGTAAGCGGGGCGAAGTGACGACGGCCATGTGGGAGGTAGAATACGACCTGCAGGAGCCTTCGCCAGAGCACCGTGCCATTCAGCCCGGCAAAGTAAAAGCCGCGTTTGATAAGAGGCTGGGTTGCTATAAGGGAAGTGGCGGCGAGTATATTGAGGTCGAGCCGCCGGCCTTTGTCTGTGGGAAGTGCGGCCTAGACGCGAAGCAAGGCGAAGACCCGAAGTGCCCGGGCTGCGGGCACGACATTGTGGTGCCGGCCCAGTACGCCACCGGTGCCGACTGGGGCAAGAAGAAGGACTGGACGATCGTGATCACCAACAGGATGGACGTCACTCCCGTTCGACTGGTGGCCTTCGAGCGGTGCGGTCGGCTTCCGTGGCCGCTGATGGTAGAGAAGTTCGACAGGCAGGTCAAACGATACGGTTCCCGCGCCACGCACGATGGCACGGGCCTGGGGACGGTGGTGGACGATCTCTTGTCTGTAGCCGCTGTCAGTTTCACGATGGTCGGCAGGGCCAGGTCGGATCTCCTGTCTAATTACATCAAGGCTATCGAGAACGGAGAGTACGTAGCGCCGATGATTGAGTTCATGTACAACGAACACAAGTATGCCAGCGTTGATGACGTTTATGGACGCGGGCATTTGCCTGACAGCATAGCGGCGGGGGCATTGGCGTGGTTGGCGGGCAGCCGGGCCGGCACCGGCTTATCGGCCATCATCGAACCGACCGACGTTTTGGCTGAAATGGACAAAGGCGGATTCTAGCAAGGAGGGGCAGTGACAGACTATAGCGAGTTCCCGTTCGAGATGTGGTCCCTAGAGGAGATTACCCAAATGTTTATGGATTCAGTGCGCTTGGGTGATCAAGAGTTCGCTGCGGCGTGTCGAAAGCAAATCAACAAGCGGGGTAGGGAGATGTTTACAGAGGCACCGCTGGCTTCACCAGATAGGAACAGATTATGAAGTGGCGAACGCACTGGTGGGGCATCGTTCTGGTCGCCGAGGACGACGACGACAAAGTATTGTTGCAGCAGCTCCTCGACAAATTGCCTGAAAAGGCGTATTTGTCCTATGACCAGGCTGTAGATGGTGGCGTGAGATATTTACAGGGTGACGGCCACGAACTAGTGCTGGAGAGGTAACCATGAACTGGTATCAACGATTCACCCAACGTATAACCAAGAGGATAAACGCCATCCGTACCCGGTTGGCCCAGGTCATCGCCATCGACGTGGGCAAGCCTGGCGACGGACTGACGATCCTCGAGACGGCTGGTACGCGCCTGGACAAACCGTGGTACGAACTCAGCAAAGAATTCAAGGACGCGCTAGAGGCATGGCGCAAGAACCCGCTGGCGAAGCGGCTCATTGGGTTGACCACGGCCTACGTGGTGGGCGGTACCGGCATCACCCTTCACGGCGACGAGAAGAAACGGTTTAACAAGTTCATCCAGGAATTCATCATGCACCCTGAGAATATGCTGATGATGCGGCAGCCGGATTGGTGCGACGAGCTCAGTAGATCTGGTGAACTGTTTCCTACCTTGCACACCAATGCAGCCGATGGCATGTCCTACGTGCGGGTGCAGCCGGCCAGTATCATCGAGAAGATCACCTGGCGGGCGGGCGACTACGAGGCAGAGGAAACGTATCAGGAATTGACCAATACCATCGGGGAGCCGGGCCCCATCTGGTATCATCCCCGCGCCGTACCGGACAAACTCAAAAAGGGCGATGCTGGCTACGTCGAGGGCAAGGGCAACGATGGGGCGTTCCCGCCGGTCATGCTCCACTATGCCGTGAACCGGCCAGTGGGCCACGTGCGGGGCGAATCCGACCTGGCGTCCATACTGTTATGGCTGAAGCGGTATAAGGCATGGCTGGAGGATCGGGTAAGACTCAATGCAGCGATGCGGGTGTACTTATGGATCGTCAAGGTGGCGGGCAAGTTTGTCGAGGAGAAAGAAAAGAAGTATGCAGTTGCACCCCAGCCAGGATCCGTGCTAGTAGTTGACCGCGATTCTGAGGAGTGGAAGGCCGTCACGCCGTCCATCAATGCCGCTGATGCAGAACCCGATGGCCGTGCTATTCGGAAGATGATCGTCGCGGGCGGCCCAGGCACGTCCCTGCTCGACATCGG